TATACCAAAGCATAGTAGCCATTCTGGATTAAGCAGAGAAGCTTGGTCCAAATTAAACGAAGGTAAGTCTGTATCGCTAGAATTCATCCCAGAAATGGCAGAACCGTATATTGAGGAAGTAAAAAAAGGTAAATAATTATGGCACAAAATCCCATCGCATATCAACCAAATGATTTTGGAGTAGGTATCGCTATTGAAGCAACTACTGGATCAGTAGTAGCAAATACTACTCAACTTTTTACAGATAGCATAAGCATGCCATCTTTTGCGCCAGACCAAGATTTATCCGCAAAGTCAGGAATGTTTGTTGCTGATTTTGCTCATGTGCATTCATCACAAAAAAATACACCTACTGAAATAACGGTATCTGGTTTATTAAATGATACAGTGCTTGGGTTGTTAACTGGTATTTTTCATTCAGCTGCTAATTCAGATGTTATTACCGTTTCTGATTCATATACAGCACCTTTGTTATTCCACGGTCAAACTATTTCTGGTGCAGCAGCCAAAGCAACATTTACCGTAAAAGTATTGGCTCCTCAAGTGCTAGATGATGGTGGTGCAAATCCAGCAAATAATAGCATTCATCTTACCGGATGTAGTATTACCGCTCTTTCCATTTCAGCCGATGCGGGATCTGATGGGGGTCGATTGAAATATTCACTAAGTCTAAAAACTGGATACGCTCCAGTATTTACAGGAGCAGCTGGATCCACAACACCGCCTGTAACAACAGGGTTTTATACGATACATGATTTGCCACATAGAACCATAGCTGGCGTAGTAGATCCAGTGATGCAAAGTTTTAATTTATCCATTGAAAATCCGGCAGACTATGTTGGATTTGACGGTGCAAATTCAAGACCATCTTCTATTAGCAGAAGTGTTCCAGAAGGACCAGTAATTACATTAGCAAGCACAGTAAAGTTGGACGTAAACACCAAAGGGTATTTGGCTAACTTTATGAACAACTCAGCACAAACTGCACTTATAAATCATGTATCTAAGGATTCTAGTCAAGACGCTGCATTAGATAGTACAACTGAATTTGGATTTCACTGCGACAAGGCCATCATAACCGGAATGAGCTTTAACGAACAAGCTGCAATGATGTACGACATTGAACAGAAGCTTTTATTCGGTACATTCAAAATAAGAAACACATGACATTAAAAACCGATCACGGCACATTTGAGATCCGTGATCTTACCTTTAAAGATCGGCGTAAACTGCATCGCTTAGAGCTTTCTGCGCTTGATATGCAAACCAATGAAATGATTACAGATAAATTCTACGATATGTTAGAATGGATCATGTCATTTGCATTTAGAACCCCAGAGCAAACTTTTAAGGACATGGATGACACAACCGTGGATGAAATCCTTATAGCTGCTTACAATCAATACAAGGCTGGCGTTTCTAAAAAAAAGACCTAATGCACCGCATTGGCTTGTGGATGAGTTTTAAAAAAACACAGCCAAACGATCTTACCTTTCCTTATTACGCATATAGTCCAACACTTGGACATGAGGTAGAGTACGATGAAAAAGAACTGTGGTGCGAGATAGATCGTATATTAGAAGAAGATCCAGAGCATAAGTTCACCATTGGTCAGCAATGCTATTTTAACTTGATACATTGCTCAAATTCTGCGTATTTCTTAACAGACGAAGTCATATTCGCCTTAGAAGAATACATGGCAATGAAGCGCTTTAAAATACCGTTAGCACAAGACATAGATAGCGCGCCATATGAGAGATTAGTCATCTTTTCAAGTATAGATGATGAGTATAATGCAGCGAGTAAGTTAGATGTCTAAATTTATAATAGAAGTCCGCACCAGAGGTTTTGGTAAAGCAGAACAAGAATTAAAACAAGCAAGCAGTCAAACACGCAAATTTGCACGTAACGCTAATAATGCAAGAGATGCTGGAGCCGTATTTAGAAAAGAAGTAAGTCAGCTTCGTAATAATATGCTTTTGTACACCTTTGCGATTGGTGGTGCAATTGCGGGTATGGGACGTTTTGTTATGGCTGCATCCGATGCGCGTGAACAGGCTAGTAAGTTTCGCGTTGTATTTGGTGAATTTGCGCCAGAAGCAGATGCGTTTGCACAAAGTATCACTGATTCATTTGGTATTGCTAAATCGGAAATTATTACGCTTCTTGCACGCTTACAGGACACGTTTGTACCATTAGGATTTAGCAGAGAGCAAGCAACAGAATTATCCAAATCTATAGCACAGCTTTCTATGGATGTTGGCTCGTTTAATAACGTTGCTACTGGCGATGTAGCTGCACGTTTTACCAGTGCTATTATTGGTAACCACGAAGCAGTAAGAGAATTAGGTATAAGTCTTACGGAAGCTAGCCTAAAACAAGAAGCACAACGTCTTGGTATGATAAAAGCGGGTGAGCAAATGGGGCAAACTGAAAAAATATTGTCCCGAATGAATTTAATATTTAATAACACTACAGACGCTCAAGGTGATTTAATACGTACTCAAGATGAATTTGCAAATAGGTTACGTGCTGTATCTGGTAGATTTCAAACATTAACTGAGTCTATTGGTGAAGCTTTGATTCCTACAGCGGAGTTTGCATTAAAATTAGCCGATATATTTACAGATAGTGATCGTTTAAAACTTGCTTTAATTGGAATTACTGGCGCATTAATTAATTATAACAAAGCAGCAATTATTGCAGCTGCACTTACAGTAAAGCTAACAGCAGCTATGACTACAAATGCATTAATAGCAGCTTTTACTGCTTTAGCAATTGCAGTTGATATTGGTATTGACAGAGTAAAAGAATTTAATAAAAAAATAAATGATTCTGTAAAAGATGTAAAACCGTTAGGTGATTTGGTTGATGATCTTGCAGCTAGCAACTTATCGCTTACTGGTGGATTAGAAGAACAAGCTAAAGCGGAAAAAGCATTACAAGAAGCTAGGCAGAAATCTATTGAGTCTACTGAGCAAAGTGAAACTGCCTTACGAGTGCGTTTAGCAGTAATGCAAGAAAGCACTGAATTAATGAAGTTTGCAGCACAAAGAGAAGCTGAAGGACGTAACGAGATTACCGCAACTGAGTTTGCACTTCTAACACAAATAGATGCGCTAATAGCAAAAAATAAAGCAAGTAAAGAAGCAATAGCACTTGCAAAAGAACAGGCAGATATTGATGCCGCAGCTGGTGAAAAGCAAATGCAATTACAGGATAGTTTAGCAAAAGTGCAATTGGAAAGTACAAGATTGCAATTAGAAGCAGATGGAGCCAGTGAAAAACAGATAAATAGGTTAAAAATTTTTGAAGGTGCGTTACAAGACATTGCAAGTACTACAGGAGATGGAGCTGGTGCTTTTGGTCAGCTAGCAATGTTTATTGATAAAAACACTGAAGCTTTGTCAATGGCTGATTTAAATATACAAAATACAGATGTAACTCAAAGAGAGTACATTCAAACCGTTATAGATAATGCTAATGCTCAAGTTCTTTTAGCAGAAAAAACTAAAGAAGCCAATACATCTATAGCGGATGGCGCTAAGATTGCAGCTGCTAGCATTACTACATTGGCAACTTCATTTAAAGAACTAACAGAGAAAAATGTTAGTCAGGAACGTCAATTACAAATCATGTTAAGAACTATCGGTCAGTTAGCTATGCTTTTTCCCGGCGGTCAATTAGTAGGTGCTGGTTTTCAAGCTGCATCTATATTAGTTCCTGTAGGCCACACTGGTGGATTAATACGTGAAAACGGTATACAAAGATTTGCTACTGGTGGTATGGTTCAAGGCCAAGATAATGTACCAATAATGGCGCAAGCTGGCGAATTTATTATGCGTAGAGATGCGGTGCAAAACATCGGAGTTGAGAACCTGGCACAAATGAACAGGACCGGATCTGCTGGTGGTGTCACCATCAATATCCAAGGCAATATGATTGGAAATGATGAGTTTGTACGCGATAACCTTGTACCACAACTCAAGCAAATTACTAGCCAAGACTTAGCATAATGGCATTAACTAACGCGCCGAAAACTCCAAATGTAAATGAGAATTGGTTGTTTCAGTTTACGGCTGATAATGACACTTGTTTAGAGTTCGATGGTAGTAATGATTTTGTTGATATTGGTAATGCATTGGCAAATATATCACCAATTGTAAATTTTACTGTAGAGTTTTGGATCAAACCAGATAGTGTATCAAGTGTAGATTTTCCACTAGTTTTAAAAAGTGGTGGATCAGAGGATGAAGAAGATAACGACAGTTTTAATGTAAAATTAGTAAATGACGATATTTTTATTCAATATGAGTTTGGGTCAGCTGCACAAAACGTAGCATTTACAACTGGTGATTTTTCAGTTGCTGCAAATACATGGCAACATATAGCAGTGGTAAGAAGCGCAGATACCGATGACGTTCGTATCTATAAAAATGGTGCATTAGTAGAAACAGAATCAAGCGTATTAAGTGATAATGATCCCACTGGTGCAGATAGTGCAGAACAAAAATTATATCTTGGTAGAAATTTTGCAAATTCAAAATTTTATGATGGAGAGATGGCGCATGTTCGTATTTGGAATGTGGCTAGAAATGCAACACAAATAGAACGTAATTATTTACGTAGTGTTGATAATACCGCGACAGGACTTGTAGGATATTGGAAACTCAATGAAGGTACTGGGACGACGGTTTTAGACTCTAGCACCAATTCAAACAGTGGCACTATAAATGGTGCTACGTTTACAACTGGGTTTGATCAATTTATACATTCATTTGGTTTAGCTTTCAGGCATACTTCAGTTAGTTCTGAAACGTACTACGGAACCGTTTTAAATAAAAATATTAGTATACGCGAGAATTTGGACATTGTAAAAGGCACAGCAAGCACAGGAAATATAAGTGTTACAGCTGCAAACTTTACGTTTGAAGGTGTTAATTTTTATAAGCATCTTTTTAATTATGGCGAAAAGAACTATCACAATAAAGAGGTCCGCGTATTTGCACAGTTTAACGGAGCTACTTCATTAAGCAACTGTCAAAGAATATTTACTGGTAGGTTAGCTAGTGTTAAATTAAATGATCAAGGTCATGTGACAATGCAAATCAATACACATAGGCCATATGATAATATCACCTTTCCGCAAGACCAAGATGAAGTAAGTAAAATTTATGTACCGACCGTGTATGGAAGTTATACCCCAAATGAAAGCACAGTGGGAACACCAGCGGATTGTGGATTTACTTTGTATCCAGTACCAGTAATTGACACCAATGAAGCTAATATTGTAACGCTCATGCCAAGATCGTATTCGGCTGGCAGCAATGCTCATATTAATTATCATTTAGATAATCTAAAATTTTTACCAGCATCAAATGGATCAGATAATTCTGAAACAGATGCTACAATTTCTCGCGGTGGTAATAACGTGTTAATTACACCAGTATCCAATACATATATTGGTCGAGTACCAGCAACAGAAAACGATCCTACCACATCCAATCAAACTTTTACAGATGCATTTAAAGCGTTTGATCAGGATAGCACAACTGGTGCTAGCTGCGCGTTTAATAATACCTCTTCTTCTGCTACCCTTGGATTTAGTGGCTCTGTAGCTCCATTTTATGCAACTATTTTAAAAAAAATTATTGTTACTTTTAACTATTCAATACAAGGTGGAAGCGTTGATGTAACATTAAATTCAGATGCCTTTAATTCTCCCTTTCAAGATTTAAATGTAAGCACTGGTAACGCATTTTCTTCAGTAACTCTTACAGCAAATGTAGCAACAAATATAGGTTCTATATTTAGCACGTCTAACTTTGCATTAACTTTTCAGCCAAGTTCTGGTCAATCTAACGCTGGTACAATAAACGTTACTTCAGTTATAGCAGAAGTACGAATTACAATTTTTGGTCAAAGTGGAAGCAATACAGACGGTGACCGAGCAGATGCTAAGACCCTTGGAGAGACAAAATATTTTTATTCTGGCGGTGCTGGTCTTACTGCTTTATGGGATAGTAGTGCAATATTGCATGGCCATGACATTCATAGAGATTTGCTTATGAGATTTGCTGGTATATCTTCTACAGAACCAACTGGATATTCTGGCTTAAACGCAGATCGATTTCAAAACGAATGGAAAGCACGTTATTGGCAACTTGAACCAACATCATTAAAAGATAATTTAGATAAATTAGCTTATGAGTTTAGTTTTAATTACAAAATAGATGCAGCTGGCAATCTTAAATATATTAATGTGTTGCAAACTGGTGAGTATAATACATTAAGAAACGCTGGTAGTATATTAAATCTTACTAAGAATGATTTAGCCAATATTACAATAGGCACAACTCCACTTAACGAAGTCGTGTCAAAGATGAAAATAAATACTGAATTAAGTCCAGCAGAAAAAAAATATTTAGTAAGCAAAACAATTACAAATACCACATCGTTAGCAAAATACAATCATGGCGAAAAAGAAGGTTTTCAAGAAATAAATTTGGATTATAACGTAGGTACACCAGCTACAAATTCAAATCCAAATAATAATTTTTATGCATATCAAAATAATTTAATCGGTGAAGTTAGGACCGTAATTAGTTGCGACATTGTGAATTGCGCTAAAGGGTATCAACTTGAAACAGGCGATGTCATTACATTTACAGATATGCCAGTAGATTTATTTGGTGAAACATTTAGCACCAGTATTTATTTTATGATCGTAGAATATAAACGCTCGATAGGAAAAGTGAGCATAACTGCAAGAGAGGTAGGCTAATGGGATATAGTCGTTTTGCTACGCCACGCGCGTATACAGATATTTTAAATTATAATTTAGCTAACGGTTGGAGAGACTTGGATGACTACACTGTGAAGGATGGATCATCGGATGTTTCTTTTATTAGTGGTAACAAAGAAGATTTATTTGATTTAAAACCACACAATTTTGTAACCATTGCAAGCACACAAACATCCTTTGCAGTACAATTTGATACTGGCTTTGGTGGTAATTCATTAAGTCAATACAATTATTTAGCCATTCTTGGACATAATTTTGCAAGTGCAAATGTTGTATTTAATGTTCAAATAAGTGATTCTAGTAATTTTAGTGGTAGCACTACCAATTTAATTGATGGTAATGGGTCAGGAACTGGCTCTGGTAACTTACACACTAAAATAATAAATGCTGCAAGCTATCAATACAATGACACTTACATTGATCCAGCTAATAATGGTTGGACATTATTAACATTCCCAGCACAGACAAATGTAGATAATCAACATTTAAAAATTACTTTCTCATCTTTAAATAGTAGCAATCAAATTAGTACAAGTGAAAATTATGATGCAAACGTGGTCATCGGATCGATATGTTATGGAGAGTTTATTAGCTGGCCCCATCCTATGGACGTCAACGTAACTACTGCATATGATTATGATGGAACAACTTTACATAATTCGGTTGGGGGTAGCACGTATGCAAGCTCACCTCATTATGGTGCGCCTTCATGGGCGGTTACTAATCCTTGGACCAACACAACTACATCCAATCAAAATACATATGGTTTTATGAAACGATACGGTAGAAAAAAACATTCAATGAAATTTAGTCATATGGTAGATACCGATGTATTTAGCGCAGATCAAACCGCAGATCCCGGTTTCTTTACTGGATCAGATTTACACTCACAGTTTTACAATAAAATTATTGGTCAGCATATTCCATTCATGTGGACCTTAGACGAAACAAGCACTACGCCCGGTGACTATAGTTTTTATCGATTAGCTGATTCGTCGTTTACTGCTAGGCAAGTTGGTAGCAGAGTGTTTGATGTAAGTTTAGACTTAATTGAGAGCTGGTAGTGGTTGCAAATGGTTGCAAATACCATTCATTTACATGCATTTTTGTGCATATTTGGTTAAAATACTGTAAAACAAAAAACCCACTAAAATCAGTGGGTTTCTCGTCAAGAAATTGCAAGTAGCGGAGGAGGGACTTGAACCCCCGACACGTGGATTATGATTCCACTAGTTTACCGAGGATAACGCTCCTTTTTGGTTGCAAATGGTTGCAAAGTCTTGGGCGTGTCTTCTGTTGTGTGGTTAATTACGCTACCCCCATCTTACGATTAAACGCATCATCTACACTATTATTAATCCTATCCATTGTAGTGTGTGATACTGGAGCATAATTATTTTTTACTACTGATTTCGTAGTATCGCCAATAGCGTAGCCAGCAAGCTGTATATCGCCGTTTTCTTCTTCAGCCAACTGTGCCTTCAACCTACGTAAATCATGGCACGTAAAATCAATTTCAGTGATACTGCTAATCTCTGCAATCATCTTGTTTAGCTTTTTATATGCGAAGGGTAATGGCCTGTCATTACCTTGATCTTTCCATTTACGCAGTATGTCCATTACAACCGGGTGCTGCTTGGCAAATTTGCGCGATTTCTTACGTTTTGGCAAAACGCTAATAGTGCGCTCATTAAAATCAATATGATGCCACTGTAACTCTTTATCACGGTTTAAATAGTTATATCCAACCAGCTCTGTAGCTCTTGCACCAGTATATAAATATAACCGCAATAAATCATGCTGAAACTCATTAAGATTAGGATGATTAAACAGTGTCAATATTTCTTGATCTTCCCAGACTTTAAATTCTGAATCTGGTGTTTCAGATGCATTGTATTTGTCATTCTTTGTAACCACTTCAAAATTAACCATACCGCGGCCTTGCGCGCCGCCATTGGTTAATGCCCACATAAATATGCAGCGCAAATCACGTAAATAACTGTTAATGCCATTCCGGGTACAGAAGTGATCCCGGTAAGCTTTATAAATCTCCCAGCCTTGTTTACGGCCAGTTTTCATATCTCGATACATACCGCGAATACTTTCTACTGGTGTTTCTGGTGGAAACACTTCTAACGCACTTTTCATTACTGCTCTATATCTATTGCATGTTAGTTCGTTTGTTTTATTTGCTAATACATTGTCTTCGTATGCATTAAACACATGCTGTATGGTAATGACTTCGTCTACTTGATGATACAGTGATTTCCACTGGGGATTACCGTTTTTGCGCCATGTTTCAATCAAGTTCCACTTTTGCTCTGCTTCATCTGCTTTGCTTTGCGCGGAATACGATTCGCTTTTCCAGCTACCGCTTACTGGATCTTTATAGCGAACTACGTATTTATTTTTTTTGCGGTCGTTTCTTTGGTATTGTGATGCCATGTTGTCTTCCTTTACTTGTGGTGAATTAAATTAAGATTTGCCTTCTATATCTCCGTTTACCCAGTAATAGTAGGCGCGGACTACTCCTTCTTCTTTTGAATGATAAGATTCAATATTATACATTTTGTATGCACCATCCTTTGCAGCCCAATATATGTGATTCCATATATTATGTGAAAATGATGGTATTTCTTCTGGTATGCTAGACATAAGTTGCTCCAATGATTTTGGATGATACATTTTCATCCATTCTTCAGTGCTTAAATTGCATAATTCATCTATAGTAAATCCGGTCATTGACACATCACCTTCTATTTTTACATTAGAGTATAAACCAGTATTATGATCATAGTCAGATTTAGACTTAAAATGATAAGCTGGTTTATTTTTTAAAGATTTTTGGGCTTTGACAATGTTTTTTAATTTTTGTATGTCATTGTCTAATCTCTCTATTTTTTCTTCTTGAAGCTTTATAGTTTTGCTTTGAGCTTCAATAGTGTATGATTCCATATCATCTCCTTTACTTGGTTTGTGGTGAATCAAATCAAAGCCGTCAGCGTGCTTTTCAATATCATACCCTAGTTTTGTAGAGACAGCTTGAAATGATTTTTGTTGTACATTTTTGGCATTGCCATTTAACCAGCGATATAGCTGTGAACGAGTAATGCCTGTTATAGATTCTAAATCGGTCATATTGTACCCATACATATCCATTGCTTCTTTTAGTATAAATACAACCGCATCGTGTTTTGTTGTGAATTTTGTCATGTCTATCCTTATTTGACTACACAAATTATGCACAAATATGCATAAATGCAAATTTAATACTTGTAAAAACATTTATAATGATTTTAAGTTAGCTACAGATGGCATACACAAAAGCAACACACAACCAGTGGACAATACCACAACTAATGCAAGAATTTGGTTATAGCTTGCGTGATCTAGAACCACTTACTGGGTATAGTGCCAGTATGTTGTGTCGGTTATTTAAAGGCGAAAGAAGAATTAAAGTAAAGCATAAACAGATACTATCTAAAGTATTTCAAATTGAAGAGAATAATATAATATGGCCAACAATCAAGTAGGCTGGATGACTATACAACAAGCTGCTATTTATCTTGGAGTATCTGAGCGTGGTTTAAAATATGCAGTAAAGCTAAAAAAAGAAAATAGAGCAAATCATAGTCTGATATTAAAAAGCTACGGTAATCGCACACTTATAAAGAAAAAAAGTATTGATGACACTGAAAACATTACAATTACAGCTCCGCAAAACTAGGCGGTTCCTTATCATATACATGTCTATCCTAAAAACATGTCGCTCCAAGGGTGCCGCCTAGTGCTACTTACTGTCATAGTTCCAAACAAGGCAGAGCGTACTTATCTGGCGTGGCAGATAAAAAAAATATTAAAGAATGCAGATTTAGATGTAAACGTGTATACACCTATAAATAAGAGTAGAGCAGATATAGGTATAAAAGCAGAAAATTTATCATTAAAGACTTTGGCTCAAATCGTGGGCCGAATTGAACAAAGTGGGTATAGTATAGACAAGAAAGGCCAAGAAGATCTTGACCTTTCCGTTTCTGCGCTATCACCACAATAACACAGAAGACAACAGGAGAAATTACGTATGGGCGTATTACCATCAAACTACGAAGTTCCTCAAAGTGGTAGTGGCGATTTGTATGTCAAGCTACAACCGGGTGAAAATCGTTTTCGCATATTAGAAGCGCCAACCACCGGGTTTATTGTATGGAAAGACAAGCAGCCTACCAGATATAAAGCAAAAGCAGATGTACCAGCTGGCAGTGAAGATGTAAAACATTTTTGGTTTGTCCCAGTATGGATGGACGATAGGGTTTGCTTTTTAGAAATGGCGCAAAAAACAGTTATTAGTGAACTTGCTTTCTTGGATCAAAATGAAGATTGGGGTTCATTAACTGATTATGATGTACTTGTACATCGTGAAGGCGAACTAAAGGATACCAAGTATCGGGTGCAGCCAGTGCCAAAAAGAGCGTTGAAAAAAGATGCTGTAGAGCAATGGAAATCTATGAAGCCAAATTACAAGCCTGAGAATTTATTTTCAGATGATGGCGTTGTATATGCTACGGAAGCTACTGAAGACGATGGATTGCCATTTTGATTAACGTCGCAAAAAAAGGTTATCGCGGAGAGGTTGAGGTCCTTCAATTGTTTGAGGGTCTTGACATCTCCGCTATGCGGTCATGGGGTAGTGACGGCAGAAGTATGCAGCAAGCAAGTGATGTTGATATTGTCGCAGATGTTGCAGAGGACTTACAATTAAAAATTCAAGTTAAACGACGCAAAAAGCTACCCGCGTATTTACAGTTTAAAAGTTGTGATTTAGTGGCCACACGTCAAGATCGTGGACACTGGGTATATATTTTACAAGAAAGCACATTTAAGAGATTATTAGAAAAATGTGTTTCATAATACATAAAGATTACGCTGGGGAGATAGAGATAGGAATGACAAATGTCTCTAGTGAAAATGGTTTGGTTGACTCCCCAGCAAAACATGCCGACGATGTCGCAGTGCAAAAAGGCGGGACCAGAAATGTAAATAAAAACGGTCAAGGGTCGGCTGGGGTGGTAGCAGCCTTGGTCCCGCAAAATATAGGAGAGTTTATGAGTGCAAAATCAAATTTAGTTCACATTGTTAGTACCAGCGTAGATACTGTGCTAAAACAACACAAAGTCAAAAGTGAAGAAAAGCGTATTGAAATAGCGATGGATGTTGTTGATGAAGTGTTACGATTTATTGAAAACCCAAAAAACTTTAAGAAAAATGAACAGTAAAGATTTTAAAAAGCATAGAGAAGATTTTTTTGATCTTGCTATGTCTGTTAGCGACAAAAAACGCGTTGAGTACTGCATATCAAACCATGATGAAGATGTATTGTACAACTTTAAGCATGTTGCAGATCGTCTTGGTATTACACCAGAGCAAGCATTGATGGTATATGTCCTTAAACATGTTGATGCAATATGCAATGATGCAAAAACCGGGGTACAAGTAAGCGACGAAACCGTGATGTCTAGAGCGGTAGATATATGTAACTACATGATTTTATACACCAGTTTAAAAAAAGAACCACAACCAGATGAAAATAACACTAAGCCAAACGGAGCTGTCGATGGCGTGCATGAGCGGAGCGGATCGCCTTCTACAGAACCACAAAAATGGGACCAATACACAAGCCAAGAAGCTTGACCGTGACATAACAGGCATGGCGGGTGAAATCGCTGTGGCTAAGTATTTTAATCGGTATCCCGATTTTACCGTAGGACCACATCATAACGGATATGATTTAATGGTTGCGGGTAAAAAAGTAGAAGTTAAGACGACTTCATACAAACCCGGATTACTACAACAATCCCTAAAGAAAAAAGTAACCGATGCAGATGTATATGTATTAGTGCATATTGATTTACCGCATTGTGAAATAATGGGCGGTATAGCAGCTGAAGATTTTATACATCAATCTAATGTTAGAGACACTGGATATGGGAATATGTATACTATGGAATCCTCTCAACTTCGTCCACTTAAAACGTTTTGGCGTCATGCATAGCATTCACACTGGCAAAATAGGCGAAATAGCTGTGCAGAAAGATTTGCTGTTGCAGAATTATAATATCTATTTACCAGTGGTTGACTCTGGAATTGATTTGATTGTAGAGCTTCAAAATGGTGGTATGCAACGTGTACAAGTAAAGTGCGTCACTGAAATGAAAAAGCGCACTAGTATAGAAGTCAACCTTGCTAAATATAAAGATACAAATAAAGTAGATGTTATAGCAGTGTATTTTGCTCCTAAAGACATTATTGCTTACGTGCCTTATGACAACACCCATCACCTTACTCTAGCTATAGCTACAGGAAAAAATAATCAAATAAAACATCGTAAATGGTTTTATAGCTATGCGACGTTTCCGGAGTTCTCGTGATTCCTTATTACGCTGGCAGTGTCGATTATGATAATGATCAAGGGGAGTGGGAAGATTGCGTGTTTACCGCGTATAAGCTAGAGGATTTGTGCGATAAGATGCGGGATTTTATGAAACGTAGAAAAAACAGTAGTGTGTTTTTTGGGGCATATATAAATGAAAAGGGCGATGAAAAAGATATAACTAGTAAAGTAAAAGAGGTAATTAATGATACAAGTAGAGTATAAAGAAAATCGCGGTAGAAAAATCATAGTAGATCAGGAAATAAAAGCATGCGGAATATGTAAGCGTACGTGGCAAAAAGTAAGTTATAGAATATATAAGAAGCATTTTTTAATCTATCCATTAGGTCATATACCAAGGCTTGGTAAAGAAATAAAAACATGTCCAAGGTGCAAAAATGACTAAGTATTATTTAGAAACCATAGCAGACCACGCGATTGCAGCTGGTGTATGGACCACATGCTTTATTGTAGTGTTTGGTTTGATATTTTACTTTTTAAACAAGTGGTATATCTACAAAAACTTTAGAAAGGTCTGCATCATGTTGCTGGCCATAGATCATAAAATAAACAAATTAAAAAAGAGGTTAGATAATGTTTCTAATTGACGTAGCAGAATGGTGTATAAACATCTTGGTTTTATCTATTTCATTTTTCTTTTTAAGTCTAGGCACGTTTGTTTTCACGTTGATTTTTACCGTAGTAAAAGATGCAATTGCAAGATTTTTTAATAATATAACGTAGAGGACAACATGGGGAAATTAGATTTGCATGGGCAAAAATATATACTGCAAGATGGTACAAAAGCACCAAGCGTAACCACTATAATAGGCCAAAACTTAGGCTGGAATAAACAAGCACTGATTAATTGGGCAAAGCGCCAGACAATGATTGGCAAAGATGCAGATGCAGTGTTAAAAGAGGCGGGTGATATAGGGACGTTATTGCATTTATTAATTGAAGGTCATCAAAGAGGTTTTGATGTTGATACAGGCGATTTTACGCGTAATCAAACTGAAAAGGCGTTGGTTTGCTTTGGTGGCTATTTAGAATGGGTAAATAAAACTAATTTTAAACCTTTGGCTAGTGAAATGGTTCTTGTGGATGAAGAGCAGCGTATTGGTGGTACGATTGATTGCGTAGGTAAAATTGGCGATGATTTGGTTGTAGTTGATTGGAAATCGTCACGCTATTTATATAAAGAGCATAAAATTCAGGTAGCAAAGTACATTAACATGCTTGAAAGAGCAAAAGAGGGGAGACACTTTGCGTACGGCATGGTGTTGCGTTTTGACAAAGAGGAGATAAAATTTCACCAGCATAAAATTGACAGAAAAAAGATTGAAGCTGGTGTAAAAATATTTGATGCAATATTAGCACTCCATAATTTAAAAAATCAAATTTGAGGCCGGAGTTTCCGCACACGAATTCCGCTGGGAATCGTGCGCGTTGTCCCATCTGTGAAACCAACGACTTTTCGGTTGCAATCTATACGGAATTTGCAACATGTTATCGTTGTAGAAAAAAGTGGCGATTCAAAGATAAATTTTCCAATGGTATTGAAGATCCAGTTGCTTTAGTAAATACGCGTACACCGCTGTTTGTGATAGGTGATAAAGCACGTAAGGATGCTGATTTTGATAGAGCTAGGTCCAATTTTTTGGAGCATTTTAAAACAGTGGTAAGTAAGCTTCAGTTACCTTGGCCAGAAGCTGCAAAAGATGAGATATATGGTGTAGGTGCTTTAAATAAAAATGAAACCCCGCAGCTGGTTTTTGAGATTAGCGAAAATCATTTTAAACATCATAAGGGTCCGCAGTACGGCCAAAAAGAATGTGCAATTTATCCTATTGGCGTGCTACCACAACTACAAACAACTAGCACGCTGCTCCTCTGTGAGGGTGAAAAAGACGCCATCACAGCCAACGCAAACGGTGCGCCAGCCATAACATTTACTTCGGGTGCTGGCGCACTACCCCGCGATATAAAAAAGCTAGAGGAGTTTACAAATGTTGTTATTTGTTATGATAATGATGAAGTCGGAGAAGCTGGAGCAGTAAAGGTGGCGAAAGCATTGTATAAACAGAATAAATCCCGGCGTCTTAAAATATTAAAGTGGACCGGGAAGCGCGATAAATACGACCTTACAGACTACTTTGTAGATGGATATAGTGTTAATGACTTGTATAGTTTGATCGATCGATTGCCTGTATATGGCGGAGCTGCACAAGACTTTGGCGGTCTGGTAGAGTATGATCCAGAATCATTTGTACATGAATTACAACGTGAGGTAGTGCAGATTTGTGATGAAATACTTTTAGAAAATGGCACGTCTAGCATCTCAGGCCAATCCAACGTAGGCAAATCAATATTGGCGTTGCAGTTTGCCATGTGCGTGGCTATGGGCGTGCCGTTTTTAACCTTTAATGTGCCACGTCCAAGGCGTGTTTTGTTGGTCCAGTTTGAAATGATGGATGCTCACATGTCTAACCGGATTGAAAAATGTGCAAAGGCGATGCTGGGCCAGTATCCGCAGCACTATAGTAAATATAAGAATAACTTGAGAATCACATCGGTTGAAAATATTAAAATCTTTACGGACCAATACAATGCGATCGAAGGCAACCTCATGGCAGCGGATCCACCATTTGATGTTGTAGTCATTGACAATTTATATAGCAGCTCTGGAGCGCAGATTCATAAAAATGATGAGCTAACACAATTAATGAGCCGAGTGGACCAACTTCGTAAGGAGTATGAGTGCGCGTTCATGCTGGTAAGCCATCATAAGAAGTTAGAAGAGAAACGGCCGCTAGAGCATTCTATGGTATATGGGGGATCGTACTTTGTGAACTTTTTGGATAACTTAATACAAGTAGCCAATACTGGACGGCATAACCAACTGAAGGTGTTTAAGATTACGAAGATACGAACCGAGAACGAGTTTCACGAAGTACCGTTGGGGATTTTTCTGCATACGGAAGATGAGGAGCTTTACTTTCAGTATAAAAAGCCACTACCAAAAAATGAAGCATATTGGTATACGGACCCGGAAGAAAATACGGAAGAAAAAATACTTAAAGAGTTGGAAACTGAGGGTGACAATTTTACATACAAGCAAATGCAAGACGCGCTGAAAGAAGTACTAAATATTACTAGTACTAGAAGTGTATATAAGTGGTTGGATAAGCTTATAAATATGGGGTATATAGCTAAGATTGAAAAGGGTCACTATGTAAAATGTGCTAATGAGTTGGAAAGTTTTTTGGATTAGCGCATGCACTGGAGAGGTAAAAAAGGTAAAAAAGGTAAAAAACCATTTTACCTACTTACGCAAATTCTCTACTACCTTCACGTCAATCTTTTTTACATTTTTTACATTTTTTACATTCTGGCGGTGTGCGGTGTTTTTTTACCATAAATGCCCACTTTCGCATAATTACGATAAATCGTGCAGTTTTGCTACTGAGCGCGAAAATGTCACATACTGTAATTATATTATTGGCTACTACCATGACACCAATATCGCCAATTTGCAAAGCTGTTTTGTTAAAATGAATGGGCGTGACAGATTGGCGTGGCGTAACCGTATGATAAAAAAATTCGGACCAGCGAAAATATAAAAATCCTACAGCTGAAATATTAAAATGCAGTGCCGGGAAAGGTTTTGGACTAAAAATGGACCCAAAAAGCAAAAATCGAAAAATCCGAGGTAACATTTTGATACACCCAAAAAACCAGCACAAAAACACGCCAAAAACACGGTAAAAACCCGCAATCAAAACAACACCAAAAAACACGCGAAAACAGGCCAAATTTTAGCAAGCTCGCGCGGATCCGTACGCAAGCAAGACGGGCTAAGCAAAAACAGCGCGTTAAATCCTAGTACCTGGTACTATATGCCACCAAAAAACGCGCATTTTATCGACGGGCGGCGTTTATATCGCCGGCGGGAATTTATACGAAAAAACGGCGTTTTATGGCTATTTTACGGAATACGTACGGTTATGCTGTTTTTTATAGTGTCAAATTTTGCGAATGCGGCGCGATCTACCAGCGCGGCGGGTCTATATATGCATAAAAAAAACCCGGCGCGAACCGGGTTTTTTTTGCTATTCTTTAAGCGGGTATTTTTTGTTAACGTACCAAAAAAGCGCCGCAAAATATGCGATATAGAATAGCCATTTAAGCTCGATTAGATACAATACTATTTTCATTTAATGCTTAATTTTTTTAGTACTGTATTTTTTGCGCGCTCAACTTGTTTTTTTGTCAATTGCGCGGCGAATGCTTCCGCAATCTGTAGCGCTTCAATTGATTTTTTTTCTGTTGGTGCTGTTATAGCTAACTCCAAACCAATTAAAAGCGCTTCATAATTGTTTTTTGGTGTTTTCATATTTCACCCCTAATGAATTGGAATCAATATTTTTACGTCTTTAAAACGCTCTATATTACCGCACGCGTGCGGGTTTTCTTTAATAAGCGTACATTCGCCGCATTTACCCGGGCAAATAAACGTTTTGCGGCTGTTTACTTGCTGTTTTATATCGCGGCGCTGTGCTGGTGTAAGTTTGTTTTCTTTCCATGCTTTGAGCGTGTCTTTTGTAGTGTTTACCGCGATAAACTCGCCGCGTGTTATACTCATGTTTTTAACATAGTCAAATACCGGGCCGTTTTGATACATTCCGCCGCTACTTAAGTTGAGCGCGTAATTTGTGGGCCACTTATACCCGCTTTCATCTAGCTCTTTGAATAGGTGCAAGCTCTTGCTGTAACCGTACGCTTTTAGCTGTGGAAACTTCTTTAGTGTATTCATCCAAAAGCGCAAGCCTTGGACGCTTGCGAAATCCCCATCAACGTACAACCTAAACGGTACATTTTGGCCGCGAAATTTGCGCGTATTTAGCAAGTTTTTTAATTCAGCGTGAATAAGTCCGCGGTAAGCTGGTGAGCGTTCTATTAATGTGTTTTGTAGCTGCCTAAAAAGCGGGGGGGCGTTACGCCACGCTTTTAAACTATAACAAAACCCTTTTGCAGCTAGCCAGCATTCTAAAGCACCGGGGCAATTGAAGCCGGGAAGAGTACTCCAGCTTAAAAAGGGTAATTTGGCGTTTTTAAATGCGAACATACTAAACGGCGTTATAATTGCGTCTTTTATTGGTGCTTTTAACCAGTCTAGTATTTTAACCGCGCCCGCTTCCCACGCCGGTTTATTTATGTCATAAGCGCGGGCGATGATGTTTAATAGTGGTTGTAATAGCGCCGCGGGTTTAAAGTTATTGCGGGCCATCGTTGTTAATTGCGCGGTGATAAATGCGCGGTTCATTGTTTGTGGTGTTGTCTTCTGTTTTTTCATGTCTAGCCTTTTTTAATTTGAGTTAAGAATTCAAGCGCTTTATATAATCCTTGTATGTATCCAGCTTCATGCGCGGCGCTTTCTTCATTGTTTGCACAGTCAAAACCCTTTTTAACATCGCTATAATTGTGAAAATGTTCCGGGTAAGCTTGCACTGCTTCCGCTGCTGTTATGCTAATTTCGCGTTCGCATGCAATTTGTTGATTTAACAACTTGTTTTTAAACTCTTGTTTATAACAGTCAATTACATCATGCAAGCGCCTTATTTCTTGGCGTGCTAAGTCACTCATATATGTCTATCCTTTTTTATTTAATTGGTTTAATTGCGTTTTTAAACGCTGGTTTTCTTCTTCTAATTCCTTTGCAGCGTCCGCAGCTTTTGCCATGTCTTTTAGTACATCGTAAACACCTATAGATGGTATTTGACCGTTTACGTTTTCACGGTTAAAACTCACTTTTGAGTGCATGTCTATTATTGCGGCTATCCATTTAAGAACTGTGCGCCATTGCGGCGCTGGCATCTGTATTGCTTTCATGTCTATCCTTTTGCGGCCTTGGCCGCGGTTGTTTGTTGCTTAAATGTATAGTATTGTTGCTTATTTGTCAACACTTAAAACAACGATTACACGGCGCCGACCAAATCAAAAAGAAATGAAACGGCGAACCCGGTCCGCTTGCAATGATTTGCAACCCCTTGCAACCAGCTTAGAATTTCACGTCGGGCGACCCTTGGATAAACTATCCACCGTCTTATAATGTTACACTTTTTTTGCGGTACACTAAGGCCAGCGCAACCCATTCGTGCTAGTGTCTCATAAATTTTTTTTAGCCTTTTTTGTCAACACTTACTGTGTGTATTTTCTGTAGCTTGTATGGACAAACAATGGCATAACTTATCAGATGGCGATGCCGACATACTATCAGATGCTATAGTTCAGAGCGAAGAATACGCCGCCAAACTTGCAGTTTTTCGCAGTGGCTTAATCCCGCCAAAAGATCGCTGGTTACAAATCAGCGCTCACGACATTTATGACAAGCTTAGTGAACGTGAGCTAGCTGTATTTGAGCTACGCACACTGCAACATACATTTCCGGTAATTGCAGATGCTCTAGAGATCAGCGTATCCAGTGCCAAAACATATTGGCGACGCTGCCTTGCTAAATGCAACAAGGCTTTTATGTCAACCAACGATGGTAATAATGATGGGTGTTAAATACGATATAGATGGAGAAAAGGTTCGCATGCTTGCGAGCTTTGGTTGCTCCTACAACGACATTGGTAAATACTACCAGTGCAGCGAAAGCGTAATACGCAAGCGATTCCGCGCAGAATACGAAGGTGGCAGAGAAGAACTCAAGCTTTCTTTGAGAAAAAATTTAATAAAAATGAGCCTTGAGGACCAAAACACCAGTGCGAGCATCTTCCTCGCTAAAAATTTTCTTGGCATGAGCGACAAGACCGCAGTAGACCTAACTGGAAACATCGAAAGCGTACTCAAGGAGTGCGGCTTTGAGGAGAATCCAATTGATCAAGCAGATAATCAACAGAGAGAAGCTCTGGCAGCTCTTGGGGTATCACCCGACACCACACCAACGGCGAATACATAGTAGTAAAAAGAGATTTCGCGTTTGCAATCTTGGTAGACGTAGTGGCAAATCGTATTTAGCGGCCCATGAAATCATACCGTGGCTTTTGACACCTAACACGCGTGGCTGGATTGTAGCTCCCAGTTACAACCTAGCTCAAAAAGTTGCCAGAGAGGTCAAGCGAATTGTTATTCGTGAACTAAAACTACCCTTAGAAAGCAAAAAAGAAGTCAATGGCGACTTATACTTTATGCGCCTATCCGGTCTAAACTCAGAATTAGCAGTAAAATCTGCGGATTCACCTGAGAGTTTGATCGGTGAAGGTATTTGACCCGGAAGGGTCACTTTTAAAATATCGATTACTTAGTTATAGATGAGATGGCATTAATCAGCCGTCAGACATATGAAATGTTTTTAAGACCTACCCTAGCAGATAGGCAAGGCTGGGCGTTATTCTGTTCTACCCCCAGATCCTACAATTATTTTTATAAACTGTATGAAATGGGGCAAAGCAAAAAGTACCCAGATTGGGAAAGCTGGCAAGTACCTAGCTGGGAGTCGCCATTTTTTAAAGATGACATTGAACAACTAAAAAGGACATTAACTCGTGAAACATTTCTACAAGAAATCGGAGCTGAATTTGTCTCATTTGCGGGATCTGTATTCAACTTCGATCGCTTTACCCAAGTTAAAAAAAGACTCAAGTACAACCCGGAGCTACCTACCTATGTGGGAATTGACCCGGGTTACAGGACATCTTGTGCAGTGGTACTCCAGTGTAAAAACTACCCCGACAGGCTATCAGATCTGTACCAAATAGACGAAATATTTTTAGAAAACAGCAAAACGGAAGATCTGGCTAAACTGATTAAAGGATTACCATATCCAATTACTGCGTATTTTGGGGATCCAGCGGGATTGGGTTCAAACTTGCAAACCGGAATCAGTGATTACCAAGTATTTGCACGTCAATACGGAATACGAGTTCGTTGTAGAAAGGACAAGCAGAGCCGTGATGTGGTAAATCGCATTAGTCATATGCGACGCTGGTTTGAAGATGCCAATGGCGACACACATTTTTTTGTAGCTGAACGTTGCAAGAAGTCGATTAGTAGTTATGAAAACTATCGCTATCCGACACACAAGGAAGACCAGCAACTACGCGAAGTCCCACTTAAAGATGGAATCAATGATCACATAAACGATTGCTTGGGTTTCATCCTTGTAAACTTATTTCCTATTAAAAGTAGAACAGCTGGCATAATCGAGTGGTAATATTACAAAGTCTATCTGAAAACGCAATTCAAGAGTCTCTCAAAGAGCATTTAGGTTATATTGAAGATGAGCGCACAAAAGAGCGCGACTTTATGCTTGATTTTTACGAAGGTATAAACATCGACCACTATGTTGGGGATTATTTTAGTCGAGAAACACTCCGACAAGTCCCCATCATGCAAGGCAATATTACCAAGCGCGTAGCGTCCTTAATTGCAATGACCTACAAGCGCTCACCTCGATTACGTGTCAATGATCGCTACAAAGAATTAGTAGATCTAGCAAACTTACAGGCACAGCGACGTTTGTTAGAGCGTTTGACGTTTTTACTTGGTACAATGGCATTTCGCAGTTACTGGGATGAAAACGTTGGAAAAGTAAAATATCAAGTGCTAAGTCATTTTACTCCGCTTTTTGTAGCGGGGGATAGCCGTGATGAACCAGTTGGAGTAACGTACCCGATAGAATACCAAGGCAATGCACGGCTGGACACTCCAGTTCACGCGGTGTGGACCAAAGATACACCAGCTGGAGCCGGAATGCACTATTTGGTGGACCAACATGGAGAAAAAATATCTGTTAATGAGCAAGATCGCAACCCTTATGGTGTATTGCCGATTACCTTTTGCCATCGCTACCCGCCTATACGAGATTTTTACGCGGGAAGTGGTGCAATGGATGTCGTAACATGTGATTTAGCTACCTCAGTGGCCATGCATGAGCTGCAACTTTGTACACGGTATGGAGCGATGGGGATCAAGTATCTTACGAATATCGATGATGCATCTCGTGTAGAGATTGGCGTGGATAAACTGTTATATCTTCCACAAGATTCCGACCTTAGAGTTACATCGCCCGGTGGTTCGCTTACAGAAATTATCGAAAGCATACGATTTTTTGTAGAAGCCACGCTAAACAACAATCATATCCGCGCAAAATACGCCAGAAATGACTCAGGGAATGCGCCTTCGGCAGCTAGTTTGCAAATTCTGGAGCTTGAATCCACAAATAATAATATTGCAATGACCGAAGATACGTGGCGTCCTTGGGAGTCACGTAGATATGAAGTCGATCGAAGAATTTTACAAGTAGAAGCCAACGCCGACCCCGGACCTGAATACTCAGTAGACTTTTTAGAGCCAAATTACGCCGTAACCCCAGAATCAGAGATCGCATTGTGGGATTGGCGTCTGAAAAATGGTCTTGCATCCAAAAAAATGTGGTTTATGTACCACAACCCAGATTACACAGAAGACGATCTTCGTGAATTTGAAGAAATGCAAGCCGAGCAAGAACCGCAACAACCAGAAAATCGTCTACTAAATAGATTGCAGAGTTAGCTATGGCCGTCATAGATGACGCCGTACAAAGCTATCTCGCATCATTAGGAGTTGCTGAAGATGAGTTTATCAAAGACATACAAGAAATGGAAGAGAGTGGTCTATCTGGAGAGGAAATACTGGCTGCTCTCGCTACGCTTAATGTTGCGACCTATCTTATTGAAGATCTGGGTATGTCTGCCGCCATCAACACCCAAATGGATTTCACGGAACAGCTTCTGGATGATCTGCCGTTTTTTGGGAATATCACCGAAAACCAACTCGTGGCTCTCCAAAATGTACAACGATCATCCATCGTCAAGTACACAGAACACTTAGGAGAGCGTATACGTCAGGAGATTATCACTGGCACGCAGCTGGGTCTAAATGCCGATGATATAAAAGATCGATTAGCTAGATCTGTAAATGTCTCCAGAATCGATACGGTCATTGATACAGCGATGACAAATTATCAACAGCAAGTGATCTACACCATGACCGAAGAGTTCACAAACGAAACACGATGGGTGTATGAAGGTCCATTGGACAATAAAACACGCCCTGTATGTCGTGAAATACTTGCAATGCAACCCTTTACTCGTGATGAACTAGAAAGTCGATTCTCTGGTGCTTTTACAGACCGAGGAGGACCAAACTGCCGACATCTCATCGTCCCATTGTCGTCTGGAGTAGAATATAGTGAGAAGCGCGCACAGGCACGCAACGAAATCAAACAAAAGAAGCGATCTGGAAAATATAAAAAGCCAGAGACAATAAAAGAATATTATGAGCGTACTAAATCTTAAAGAGGTAATGAAGTTTACCAAATCAGACTTGCAAGAGTTTGGCAAGGATCTGGTACTTACGCATATATCACAAGCTAAAGAAGGTATCGATGCTGAAGGTAAAGATTTTGAGTCATATACACCCAGATATGAAAGATTAAAAAAGGCACGTAAAGCAGCAAAGGGTCAATTTAGCACGCAAACCAACCCACCTAACCTCACGTTAACCAACGCGATGTTTCGGTCATTTAAGTTAATTAAAACAGCCGTAACGGAAGAATTAGCCATTGATTATGGTATTACCGACCCAGTACAGGCAAAGAAGATGATTGCCAACTCAAAAGGACGTTTTGGTAAGCCAACAAAGCGTAGCAGAGTTACGATTAGAAAAGACAAAGCCAGAGCCATAGCGAAGCGACAAAAGCTAGGACCAAAAGTAGAAAAAGCTATCTTATTCAATTTTGCAAACAATATCAAAAAAAATTTAAAAAGACTTACAAACCGACCAACGATCATACGAATGTAAACAAGGAGGACAGTATGTCCGAAGACGCAACCACACAGGAAGCGCCGCAGCCAGCGGAAGGTGTTGAACGACCACCTATAGAAAAAGCCGTCGCTCAAGAGGTGGCTCCTAAAAGCCAAGAACCAGTTGAACAGCAAAGCTCTGAAGTGAATCAACTGATCGCAGATGCGAAAAAGTACAGAAAGAGAAGTCAGAGCGTAGAAGCAGAACTTGCTCAGTTGCAAAAACAGATTGCTAGTGATCGTGAAAAGCAAATGGAAGAGCAACAGCAATGGCAGCAACTCGCTGAAGAACGTCAAGCACGGATTCAAGAGTTAGAGCCAATTGTCGAGCGAGCCAGATCTGAGGAAACGCAAATGCGTGAACAGATCCTCTCTACGTTTAGCGAAGAAGATCGCGAAACGTTTGGTGATCTACCGATGCCAAAGTTGCGCGCTCTTGCAAATAAACTAACCAATAATGAACAACGTTTGGCTGTTGCATCTAACCCGGCAGTTCCAGCAAATGAAAATCTGAAAGATTGGACTAAGATGAATAAAGAGGATCGTCAAAAAAACTGGACTTCCATTGTGAATATGTACGCCAAGCGCAAAAAATAAAAGGAGCCTAAAATGGCTTATACAGCTTTTGCTGGTGACGCTACACAAGGTGCTGGTTCACATTTAGATAAGATGATACCAGAGCTTTGGTCGGAAGCAATCATGCGCTATTTTGATAAACAGCTAGTTATGCGACCATTTTTTGACGACTACTCAAGTCTTGTGCAAGGTAAAGGGGATGTAATTCACCTTCCATCGATACAAGAAGTAGCTGTTGGAAATAAAACCGCTAACGAAGGTGTTACTTATAGTGTAAACACAGAAACAGAGATTCAAATCTCAATCAATAAACACAAATTTTCCGCCAAACTTTTTGAGGATATCGCAATGATCCAAAGCAACGAACAGCTATTTGATAAGTATGCTGCTTCTATGGCTTACGGTCTTGCTAAAGCGGTGGATAGTGATATTATTACTGAGTTGAATTCTTTAGGTACAACCCAGAATCTATCTGCGGATAACACACTTTCCAACGCAGATGTCGAAACTGCATTAGGTACATTGATGGCAAATGACATTCCAAAAGAAGAATGTGCTTTCTTTGTCAATCCATTAATGTATGCTGATTTACTCAACTCACGATCATTTGTTGTGGGTGGTGGTAATGTCGGTGGTGCTGGTGCAACTGGAGTCGGATTTGGTGGAGATTTATCTGGTAATTTTCCAAGTTTATTTGGAATACCAGTATTTCAAACCTCATTGATTTCTAGTTCAACATCATCTGGCGCGCATGCTGGTTACCTTGCTCATAAGAGCAGTGTAGCTGTAGCAGTGCAGCAAGACATTAGAATGCAGAGTGAATATTCTGTTGATTACTTAGGCACTAAGGTAGTTGCCGACGTGATCTACGGAGTGAAAGTAACTACTGCGAATCAAGTGAAAGGAATTGAGTTACTCAATCCATAAGCGATAACAATAAACAGGCGGTGGCTTTGTCATCGCCTGTTGTATTAAGTAGAGGACATTATGATCGTATTAAAAAAAGAAAATCATTACTGTAACACCCTATCCAGAGATGAAGCGCAGAAGCTTGTGAATGAGGGATATGAGGTAATCAAAAACAAATTTGGCGGTCCAAAGATCGTAAAGCAACAGCCAAAGAAAAAAGCGACAAAGAAGAAAAAATAATTCGCACGTCAGGCTCGTTCACGGTTCGCCACAACCTTAGAGATTAGGAGAACAAATGGCAACATCAAACCTTCATAGGTATACCTCGCAAGAAGCCTTAAACCGACTCGGTGGCGGCGGATATGATTATGTTACCAACGCAACAGTAAATACTCACACCTACGTTGCAATTCAAGCTTTATCAACAGATTGTGTTATTAGCGCAACTTCATCGGATACAGACATTTGGGATACGTTATCCAGTATTACAATAAAAGCCGGGCAAACCATTTTTGGTGAGTGGACATCGGTGACAGTGGCCAGTGGCGACTTTGCTTTGGTTTACAGGAAAAATAGTTAGGAGATATTATGGCAGATTTACATAAACGGTCGGTACAGGAAGCATTAAACGCCACCGTAGGGGGTGGCTGGAGCGTACAGACCGCGTTAACAGCGGGATCAGAAGCAGATGTGACCAACACGGTGCATAAGCAGCTAGCAACGATGACTAGCACTATAGGCGTGCGTTCTGCCGTAGAAATCTATTTTAGTTTTGCAACCAGTGAAACAGATATAAATAAAAGCAATGATCTGATCATTCCAAAGAATACAATGATTTATTTAACCGTACCTCGTGGCCTTGGAAATACAGTGTACTTTTCAGTATTAAGTACAAGCACCACTACTGGTGCAGTACGATTGGTGGAGATTTAAGATGTTTAGTCCAATGGGGCAAACCAATCCCGAAGACTTTGGTAATGGCGGTACAATAGATGGTGATTTAGTAGTATCTGGAGATTTACAAGTATCTGGTGGTGGTTCACTTAGTTTTGATGAAATAGTACAAGGTACACAAGTTGTAGAAATAACCAATACAGAAGCATTACTAGTACGCAAAGCCTCAGATGGTGGTGATGTGTTTATAGTGGATACACAAAATTTAAGGGTTGGTATTGGAGTAACACCTACTTCAGTTTTGCATCTCAAACAAGCTAATGATGGAGCTACTACAGAAATAGCAATAGATAACAGTGCGAGTGGAGGTTCAACTGATGAACTTGTAGGAATAAGGTTCAGGCATAATGGTGGAACTTCTGCTGGTATTTTATCTGGAAGAGATGAAGATTTTTCAAGTTCTGCTAATAGATCAGGTAATTTAATATTTAGAACAAATAAAGATGATTCTTATAGTGAAAAAATGAGGTTGACCTCTGGAGGATCGCTGGGTATTGGAACTGCAAGTCCGAATTTAATTGGAACTTCTGGAGCAACTACTCTATCAATTCAGTCTGCATCAACAAGTGGGGTAATTGAATTGCAAGATGCAAATGCTGGAACAGATGGAGAGCTTGGAAAAATAGAGTTTCAAAATCTAAATGGTGGAGCATCCGTTACAGGAAGAGCTTTAATCATAGGCTCTAAAGAAGGTAGCACACATAATTCAACTAAATTTCAGTTTTATACTATGAGTTCTGGTTCTGTTGCTGAACGCATGAGAATAAATAGTTCTGGAGACGTACAGCTTCAAGAAAGATTAACATTTAGTGGCACAAATGATTCAATAATAGCATCATCAATTACGCCTCACAGCAATGGATTTATTTATATAACTGGTGGAAGTGGTGGTTTAGTTATCGGAGATGATGCCACATCAAGTAGAATCCAGATAATGAATGATGCTGAAATTAAGTTTGAAGTTAATGGCTCTGAAAAAATGAGACTTGACTCTACAGGCTTGGGTATTGGAACTACAAGTAATTCAGGAAACTTACTTCAAGTATTTAGAGCAGATGGGACTAATAGTGCTGACTACACAGCACAAATATATAATGCTGATACCACATCAGATCAGGGACATGGATTATTAATTCGTGCTGGTAATGATTCTAATGATATTCCTTTTATAGTGAGGTCAAGGGATAATAATAATACATATTTAAAAATTAATGGTGCAGGAAATATTGGCATTGGACTTAGCAACGGAAATGTTTGGAATTATCAGGGTACTGCATTAGGTCTTTCTGGTGGCTCAACTGCTAATAATTATGTAGCATTTAATTTAGGTGCATATTCTACAAGTACAACAGGAATTTTAGGAGATATAAACTTTACTCAATTTGCATCAGATGGAACTACAGGAGCAGAAAGAGCGATAATTAGAGGTGCTAATGATGGTGCAACTGATTCTATAGCTTTAAAATTTTATACAACGCCTACCGGTGGTTCTGTTGCTGAACGTATGAAAATAGATGCATCTGGGAATGTCTCTATTGGTAATGCAAAAGGAGATTCAATCACCACAAATACAGAATTAGCTATTTATGGCGGTGAAGGTGCTGATGCAATAATTCAATTACTTTCAGATAACGCTGATAATACTGCTGATTTTTTTGCTATGAGACAATTAGCATCTGGTAATTTTACTATGGGGCATCATACAGGTGGTGGATTTAATGATGCACTTGTTATAGGGCCTTACGCAAGTGGAAATAATGTTGGTATTGGTGGAGATCCTGTAGCACAATTCACAATTACAGATGCTACATCGCCATCATTTGCTTTTTACGAATCAGATGAAGGCACGCATGATAAGTTATGGCTTCAGAGTGTTTTTCAGCATGACTTAATACACCAAGTCAGATTCGATAATAATGGTGGTGGTAATCAGTATATGGTTATCAATCGTGATCAGTTAAAAATAAATAGCATTACCTTTAAAACTGGTGGACAAGTAACAACAGCAAGTACATCTGTAGATGCGTTAACTATAGACTCCAGCCAAAATGTTGGTATTGGAATTTCAAATCCTTCTGATTATTTTGCAAATTATGACAATTTAGTTGTTGGTGCAACTTCGGGACATACAGGAATTACAATAGCATCTGGAAATGATAGTTATGGTACAATAGCATTTGCAGATGGAACAAGTGGTAGTGCAGAGTTTGAAGGTGAAATTCAATATAGACATTCAGATAATGAATTATCTTTAGGTGTTGGTGGAAATAGGAGAATGGTTATTGATACCAACTCCAGAATCTCACTATCTAATAATGATAGTGGTGGTACAACAGGAACAGATAGCACAAGTGGGAACACACTTTTTGGATATTTAGCTGGTAGTAGTATACAAGATACTGGTATAGATAATACTTATATAGGTCATAAAGCTGGAGCAAGTACCACAACAGGAGATAATAATACCGCAATCGGAGCAAGAGCGTTATTTAATATAACTACTGCTGGTCAATCGGTCGCAGTTGGTGAGCAAGCTGGATATAGTACAACAGACCATGGAAATAATATTTTTATAGGTTGTCAGGCAGGATACTACCAAAAAGGAGAATCAAATGTATTTATAGGTAAAGATGCTGGTTTAGGTGCAGTTGGTTCTAATAATGACGGTACAGTTTCTATCGGTTATCAATCTTTATATTCATTGACTTCTGGTGAATTTAATACAGCAGTAGGCTATCAGACTTTAAAAAATGCAACAGGACAAAGAAATTCAGTTCTTGGTTATCAGGCATTATTTAGCACAACTGTTGCTGGTAATTCAGTTGCAGTAGGTAGACAGGCTGGATATAGTGTAACTGATCATGGAAACAATGTTTTTATAGGAGATATTGCTGGATACCATCAAACAGGAGAATCAAACGTCTTTATAGGAAAGGATGCTGGTTTAGGTGCAAGTGGTGCTGATGGTGATAACAATACAGCCATTGGAAAATCTGCTGGTGCAAGTTTAACATCAGGATCAAACAATACTATCGTTGGTAGATTAACAGCCGATGCCCTTACCACAGGTAGCAGTAATATCGTAATAGGAGATTCAGCGTTAGGTACAGCAACAACAGCGACTTTAAATGTAGCAATAGGTGGCGATTGTATGTCTCTTGTCCCAGCAAGTGTCGCAATTCAGGATGTAGTTGCAATAGGTCAAAATGCTTTTAAAGGTGCAAGTGGCACAACCACAGGAGCAAATGGAACTGTGGCGTTAGGAAGAGATTCTCTCAAAGCATTGACTACTGGTTCTAAAAATGTAGCGATAGGTTACAAAGCTGGAGAGACTTACAATGGTAATAACTCAGTAATTATTGGATACGAAGCTGGTTTAAACATGGATACCACTGGCACAAATGCTAGTAATTCAATTTTAATTGGAGTAGAAGCTGGAAAAGAATTAGATGATGGTAGCTTTAATGTAGCGATAGGTGAAGAAGCAATGAAATCTAATTCAGGTGGTGGAAATTCAGCAATTAGGAATGTTTGTATTGGATATAGAGCAGGAACTTTATTAAGAACTGGTTCTGATAATGTTGTTATTGGACATGGTGCATCAATAAGTGCAACTAATGCTGTCAATCAAATTGCAATAGGAAAAGAAGTAATAGGAGTAGCAGATAATTCTGTAACACTTGGTAATGCAGATGTAACTGATGTTTATATGGCACAAGATAGTGGTGCTACAGTTCATTGCGCTGGTGTAAACTTTCCAGATAGTCAAGTTGCAAGTTCAGATGTAAATACTCTGGATGACTACGAAGAAGGTACATACACAGTAGGATTGACACCAAGTGCAAGTGGAGGAATTACAGTTAATTCGGGTCAAAATACTGGAAGTTATACTAAAATAGGTAATTTAGTTCATGTTAATTGTAAAATAGATGTTGAAGCAGTAAGCAGTCCTGTTGGATGGCTTGCTATTGGTTTACCTTTTACTATTGGCGATGGAACACATGAATCTAAAAGATTTACAGGCTCAGTTCAAATTTTTCCAGTAAATACAGGCACAAATGTAGCCGATTTTGTTTTAATTGCAGTTGAGGGTGAGACCCATGTAAGAGTTTATTTAGGAGATACAAATACTATAGTAGCTGATGCCAGCGAGACTTTGCAGGCTGGAACAGATGTATACTTAACGGTAACATATCAAGTTTAATTGGATAATTAAAAAGGAAAAATAATATGAGCAATCTTAGTAAAGTAGAAAAAGATGATTATGAAATTCGTACAGAGTGGAAACACATTCAGATTCGCACGAAAACATCAATAATGGAAGATGGAAAACAAATTTCATATAAGTATAGCAGAAGAGTATTAACCCCAGATATGGATGTATCTGGAGAGTCAGCAGAGATACAGGCTTTGGCTGGTGCTTTATGGACAGACGAAGTAAAAAAAGCATGGGCAGATAAACAAGCTGAAGAAGTTTAACAAAACAGGAGTCAAAAATGGCTAAAAAAGAAAAACAAAATAGTCCGATCTTGACACTCAATGACGTAGAGTACGATGTGAACAAAGATCTAAATGATGAACAAAAGCAGATTTATCTGCATCTAAAAAACATAGATGACAAGATAAATCAGAATAACTTCATTCAACAGCAGTTGATGGTTAGCAAAGATGGATTTGTTCGCATGATGGAAGAAAGTCTTGCAAAAGAAGAGGCTGAAGCAGAATAATGCTAGTACGTCGATGCTCTCAAGGCAATGATATTGCGCTTTATAAAAATACAAAACCAGGTATGTTAAAAACCGTGCAGCTGAAGAATAAAGATATGATTCAATTTACATACCCAAGTCCGGCGAAAGATTACTTTGTACTGATTGATGGAAAAATTGTAAAGCGCAGTGACAGTTTTAAAGTGTGTGAAGAATATTACGTGGATTATTGTAACAAAAACTGCGGTCAGAGTCATGGGCGCATCGACATTGTAAAACACAAACTAGTATATAATCAAGTGACACTAAGATGAATAATCCACTAGCAACATTAGTATCATGGCAAACCAGAACAAGTCAATTAGATGGCTGGACCGCGTATCATCTTGCAGCTGGTGCTTTCCTTGCAAAAATATTTATGTGGCTAGGTTGGTCAGATTTTTGGGTGGTAATGGGAGTATTTATTATTGGTGTAGCTTGGGAAATATTTGAATGGTTTATTGAGGGTGACGAAGAAACATATGGGACCAAAAAAGCGTGGGCCTATAACACTGCATCTGATTTAATTGTAGAAACTGCAATTGCATGGTGGATGGTATTATGACAGAAGTAGCTGATCTTTATTTACAGCTGGGTAGCGCTGGTTTTTTAGCAGTTTTATTTGGATTTACTTTGTACAATATTATTCAAGAAAACAAAGCACAATCCGAGGACCTAGAAGAAATTAAGCAAAGCATACATAAGATGGAGTCTGTATTGGATTCTAGTATGAATATAAACGTAAAGCTTATTGATAGATTAAACTCTAGCGATAAAGATAGAGAAATATTCTGGCGTGATTTATCAGATGATATGGCCTATTTAAAGGGTCGCATCAATGGAAGATCATAATGGATAGTTTAAAAGTCACATCAATTAGCTTTGCAAACTATGGCGTGTATTTAGCAGAGATTAATCTACTGCTACAATGCATTGTAGCGATTATGAGTATTATATACTTAGGACTAAAAATAAAAGGGAAAGCAAATGGACATTAAATCAATCGTAGTAGGCGAAATAACCAAGCAAGTGGAAGCTAGTATACCTCAGTTAACAAACGGCCTAGAATCGCTTGTTATCAGCAAAATACAATCTAAAGAATTTGAAAAAGAATGGGCCACAGCTATTAATTCAAAACTCAATCTACCATTAATGAACGAAGCGCAAGAGCAAGAGCTATTTGAGACACTTGTAGATAAGGGTACAGATATATTAGCTGGTATCATGTCAAAGTTATTAAAAGCTAAATAATGATTACGTACCGAGGAGAACGTTTTTCCGGGTATAATAAAGTCAAGCGGACACCCGGCAAACGCAAGAAATTTGCTGTGTTGGCCAAACAAGGCAAGCGAGTGAAGCTCATTCGCTTTGGTGATCCGAACATGCGGATTAAAAAGTCAAGTCCAGCAAGGCGTAAATCATTTCGCGCAAGACATAAATGCGATTTACCAGCAACAAGAAAAAATAAGCTAACTGCACGATATTGGTCGTGCCGAAATTGGTGATATTATGGCAAAGCGAAGAAAGTCTAGAGTAAACGAAGCGGGTAACTACACGAAGCCAGCGCTTCGTAAAAGATTGTTTTATAGAATTAAACGTGGAAGCAAGGGGGGACCTCCAAATGTTTGGAGCGCTCGTAAGGCCCAGCTTCTCGCAAGAGCATATAAAAAAGCCGGTGGTGGTTACAGATAATGGCACTAAAAAAATCACAAAAAAGTTTAAAGAAATGGACCAAGCAAGATTGGGGTTACATTTCAAAAGGCGATAGTAAAAAACCAAGGCGTAAGCGTGGTCGTTATTTACCCGCTAGTGTACGCCGAGGTATGACAGCATCACAAAAGGCTTACGAGAATCGTAGGAAACGCGCTGCAAATCGTAGGGGTAAGCAGCGTGCAAAATACAGCAAACGAACAGCAGCTAAAGTAAGGAGGGCAAGATAATGCCGGGACATTACGGATCTAAAATGAAGAAAAAAGGTAAGAAGAAGAAAAGAAAGATGGTCAAGATGAGGAAGCGCAAGTGATAAACGCACCACAAATGCGTGAGGTCATCACAGACACGTTAAATGCCTTGGGGTCAAAATACGCCGATCCCAAGGCTATTGACTTAATATACAACACAGGATTAGTGGAATCTAAATACGTGTATATTAAGCAGATTAAAGGACCAGCTCGCGGGTTTTTTCAGATTGAACCATTTACTGCAATTGATATTTGTAATAACTATTTACAGTATCGTGATTCGTTAATGAAGCAAGTCGCTTTAGTGTCTAAGCTAGATTGGAAATATTTCATCACGCCAGAAGAAAACGATTGGCAAGATATATTAACCAGCAATTTACACGCTCAAATCTGCATGGTACGTATGCACTATCGCAGAGTTCCAAAACCTCTTCCACGTACCTTAGAAGATCAATCTGGTTACTGGAAAAATTTTTACAATACCCATAAAGGCAAAGGTACACCAGAACATTTTATGGAAATAGTTTCTAAGTATGGATGATGCAGCACAAATAGATCATCTTATCGATGTAATGAAACAGCTACAGCAACTAGAAAAGATGTTAGCTGAAACCAATGGTGAAGACTTAGTGTTGCTATCCATGATATTAGCGCTTATTAAAGTAACTCAAGTACCGAATGTCACCATTTTAAGTAATAATAGAGGAATGGCACAAGCATGAGCAGATACGAAGCATTTTGCAATACAACCACAGATTTACAAGCGATAGCAGATGTAGATGCATTTGATCGTAAACGTGTACTACCTAGTGGTAATTGGGTAGCTAGCGGAACTACAAATTTATATTTACTAAATAACTCAGGTTTCGTAACTCAATTGTACATGGACGGAGCTGAACAAACCGTAGTAACCGACACACCAAACGCAGATAATGAATATAAATATGACAGTGCTACTGATCAGCTTTCCTTCTTTTTGTCCAGTTCTAGTGTAGCAGATTTAGCTACAAAAAACTTTGAGGAGTCGCAAGATTTCAGCACGCTCAAACAAGCGGTAGTCAATGAGAGCGCTAATTTTATAAGGTCCTACATCAATAGGCCGGTTTACAAAAGAAACAACTCAGATTTACAAGGCGCACATGCCAGACCCTATGACTTTATTTTAATTCGCATCAACGCAATTATTGCAGTGGCTGATTTAATTCGTCGCGAAAACATGGAGAAAGCAGATGAGATTTATGCCAAAGCAATAAGTCCAGATGGAGATGGCTTACTTGATAGATTAAAGCGTGGTGACTTTGCGTTGTGGCACGAAACTACCAACCGGTCAGAAGATGGCATTGTGCAAGTGGTTAATTTGGATAATTCTAGCACCGGATTTCCAAGAGATATTAAAATGCATGGTCCACCCAATGTAGACTATGACGAAGTTCGTATTGTTATATCTACAGCTGGTACGTTTTCTCCGGGTACAGAGAGTCCAGTAAAATACGATGTATTTGTGAAAGATGATACTGGACTAAGAATGTCTAAAGTTGTAGACGGTGAACAGATAAATGGATCTTATCAAAATTTAGCATATGGCGCACAAGTTGCTTTTCAGCCGGGCGTCTACACTCTAAACGATGAGTTTGCGGTTACATTTCAATCTTCTGATATTGCGATTGGAAGTGTGAAATCTGGCCAGATATATCGATAATGGCAATCACCTTCACCAACAACCTTAAAACAAATATTTTAGACCCACTACAGGCGCTACTACAAGCAGAGTTTACATTATCAGTAAACTACGACACAGAGTATGTGCAGCGTGGAACCAACTGGTTTAATCTCAAACCTATTAGTGATAACGTTTTAGAAGAGTTAGCGTCTAGTCATACAAGAGAGTACCAAGTATTAATTCAGTATTATCGGCTCGTGTCAGGACAATACAGAAAGGACACGCATATTGATACAGTTTCCAATGTAATCGAGCGATTAAAACGCTTAGTGCGTAACAATACATCGCATCAAACATTCTTTTTTAATGGTCGCATCGAGGATATTAATTATCAACCAGATCTTGGGGATCTGTCATCCGATGTACTATTAGTAGAAGCAAATTTTATAGCAAACGTTTTTGAGGTGGTATGAAAGTAAAAAAGAAAGACAAAGTTGGCATGATACCAAAGCATAGTAGCCATTCTGGATTAAGCAGAGAAGCTTGGTCCAAATTAAACGAAGGTAAGTCTGTATCGCTAGAATTCATCCCAGAAATGGC